ATGCAAGATGACACCGCCATCAATCCCGTAACCTTCGTGGAAATGAAGGCGAGCGTCGGCTCGATCCTGTTTCTTTGGTCGTCCATAGAACGTGAGATCACCAAGCGTGTCGAAGAACTGGACGACGGCACGAGTCGCAACGGGGCACACACCTTGGCCCAGAAAATCGCGCGTTGGGAAAGCCTACAGGCGTCAATCTGCGCTGAACGCGCCGAACACCAGGATTTGGTCAAGGAAGTGCGCACCCGCCTCATGATGGCACTAGAGCTCAGGAATCGTATCAGCCACGGCCTGATCGGCATAACGGCCGACCCCTTCGGCAATCGCGGGGACGCACATCTGGAGACGGAACTGAACGGCGAGAAGAGAAAGCATACACATTCCGACTTGGAGCACGTGATGCGCATCCTGTCGCACATGGTCTGGGCCATTGGCAGCTTGAGCGATGCTGCAAGGCAAAAGGATCCCCGAAAGGCTGAAAACGCCTATGTCGGGATCCGGTTGAATCATCTGCCGTGACCCAATAGCCTTGACCCATGACCGAAGGCTGGCAACATATCGAAATCAACGACCATGGGACCATCGTTGTCCTGCGTCCGATCTCGGACGAGGGACGGTCGTGGTTCGAGGACAATGTCGGTGATCCGGAGCCGGGCGGGATCTACACTTGTGAGCCGCGCATGGCGCAGGACATCCTGCAGGCGGCAGCACGCGATCTTCTGTCTTGGCAATGAGTTACCGCCGCGCGGTCGGAACGGCGGCGGTCAGAAGTTCACGATGGTTCAGGCAGGCAGCTTGTAGACGGTCCCTCGCCCCTCGACCTTCCCGGAGGTGACTGGCAAGGCGAGCTTCTTCTTCAAAACGCCTGAGATTGCACCACGAGCGCTATGCGACATCCACCCGGTCGCCTCGACAATCTCTGCAATGGAAGCCCCCTCAGGGCGCCCCAGCATCTCGATCAGCAGTGCCTGCTTGGTCCCTTCACGCTGGCTCGGCGGCTTCAGTGGCGGCGCCTTGACGGCATGTTCGCGGATTGCAGCGACGGTTTTCACCACCACCGGCTCGATCCCGATGGCCAGCAAGCCAGCATCCGTCACCACCAGCGTGGTGCCATGTCCATCGCCCGTCTCTCGCCAGAGCGGTTCACCCCGGCGCAGGTTGGCATCAACCTCCTGCAGCCAGCCGTGTTCGATCATCTTCGACACAGCCATCTTCGCCGCCGCACCGGCCAGCCCCTTGGGCAGCGGCAGGGCGATGTTGTCGGGGCGCTGGGCTCCGGCGCTGAGGATGATGGTCTGGGTTTCGGTCAGCTTTGTCATCTAGGGTTCCCCTATTGGTCGTTGGCGGCAAGGAAGGCGGTGATGCGCGACATCAGGTCGTTGTGGCCGTCGGCATCCGTGCCGATGATCACGTCGCCATCGTCGTCGCGCTCCAGATCGGCGATCTCTCGCAAAAGGGCGATAGCGCGGTCGCAGGCGGCCAGTCGCTCTGCCTCCCATGCGGCGGAGATCGCATCCTGTTCGATCTGGTGGCGCTGGGCGGGATCAAGCGGCATGTTCGCCCTCCTTGAACGCGCTGTCAGTGATCTGGCGCAGAAGGCTGGCGTAGTGGTTCAGGGTGCCGACGTGGCCCCAATTGATCTCGTCCGGGTGGGTCTCGAAGTGATCGTCGCTCAGGGCCTTCAGGCGCTCCAGCATCGCTTCGATCTGGAACTTGGCGGTCATGAAGGCGTCGAGGGCTTTGGCATTGTCGGTCGCGCGGCGGGTGGTCATGGCGGGGTCTCCGGGGGTGAGTTGCATCGTTTCTGTGTAATCACCATCGCTCTGGTGGGGCGGCTAGTGTAGGTAAATCCAAGCAATATCAGTGCTTTCTGATTACACTCCGGGTGCATCGGCCCTTGGCACCACATGCACCCACTCGCATCCGATCCACATGTAGAGATGCGCAAACTCCCGCGTCGGGCGCGGCAGGATGCGCGGTGCGCGCGGTGGGCTGAAGCAATCCAGCGCCTCGGGCGTGACCTGCCGGATTTCCCGGGCGGTGAGAATGTCCTCGGGTTTCCAGCGTGCCAGCGCGGGCAGCATGTGGGCGGGATAGCCGTCGAAATGGACGTAAACATGCGCCCATTCCTCGGGGCCGATCTGGATGGCGATCTGCGCGCGGGTGCTCATGGCCGCACCTCAGATCAGCTGCAGATCGACCAGCATGGCGCTGGCGACAGCCAGCTGCGTGGTCGGCAGGTCGATCTTGATGTGCGAAAAGAGGTCCGAGCAGTCGGCCTTGATACCGCCCTCGCGCAGCGCGGCTTCGATCACCTCCGCCACCACGTTGGGGCGCGAGCGGTCGAGATGGTCGGGCAGTGTGTCGATGTCGATGCGGATGGTGGTGGTGGCCATGGTCATGTCCCTGCCCTCCCTCAGCGCTTCGTCGCGGCGCTGACGCCCGCAGCGAAGGCCTCGACCAAGGCGGCGCGGATCGCCCAGACGGCGACATCGTGGAAATCCAGACGGTCGCTGTTCTGGGTCTCCAGCGTCTCGATGCTGTGGAAATGCTTCGTCGCAATCTCCAGCAGCAGGGCGTCGCTGGGGGCTTTTGCGGGGGCGGTCTTGGTGGTCATGGCGTGGTCTCCGGGGGTGAGTTGCATCGTTTTCCTTGGACCCAGAATCGCTCTACACGGGAGTGTAATCAACTGAATAAGAAGATCATTTCCGTTTAATTCCAATACCTTGAGGTAAATCTAAGAGCCATGGAAGGTATGTCCGAGCGGGAGTATTCCGCCCACTCCGGCCTCTCTCGCGGGGCGATCCAGAAGGCCCGAAAAGCCAGTCGGCTGGTGGTTTACAGCGATGGGTCTATCAACGCCGCCGCGTCGGATGTGCGGCGTGGCGAGATGACCGATCCGGACCAGCAGCGCCGCAGCACGGGTGGTGATGCCGGGTTTTCCGGGCCAGCAGACAGCTCGTCCTATCTGAAGGCGCGCACGGCGCTGACGGTTTACCAGGCGCAGGACAAGCAGCTTGGCATTCAGAAGAAGAAGGGCACGCTGGTCGACCGGGCCCGGGCAGAAGCGCTGGTGTTCCGGTTGGCCCGACAGGAACGCGATACTTGGGTCACCTGGCCCAACAGAGTGGCAGCGCTGATGGCGGCTGAAGTGGCCTTGGGAGTGGAAAAACAAACCGGCACGCCGGTGATCATCGAGGCCGCGATCCTGCAGAGGGTGTTGGAAGCCCATGTCAGACAGCACCTCGACGACCTCGCCGATCTCCGGGTTTCCCTCGGATAGCGCCGACACGGCTAGCAACGACCTGACGGACGACCTCGACCTTGGCTTTGACGGGGCCGAGGACATCCTGCGCTCCTGGCGCAAAGGGATGCGTCCCGACCCAGACCTGACGGTGTCGGAATGGGCGGATGAACATCGCTGGCTGTCCTCGCGCGGGGCGGCCGAACCGGGGCGCTATCGTACGGCCCGCGCGCCCTACCTGCGCGAGATCATGGATGCGCTGTCACCGCGCCACCCGGCGCAGCGCGTGACCTTCATGAAGGCGGCGCAGGTCGGCGCGACCGAGGCTGGCAACAACTGGATCGGCTTTGTCATCCATCACGCGCCGGGGCCAATGCTGGCGGTATTGCCATCCCTCGAACTGGCGAAGCGGACGTCGCGCGGGCGGCTCGACCCCCTGATTTCTGACTCCCCTGCGCTGCGCGAACGAGTCAATCCGGCACGGTCCCGCGACGCGGGCAATTCGATGCTGTCGAAGGAGTTCCCCGGCGGTATCCTGGTGCTGACCGGTGCCAACAGCGCCACCGGCCTGCGGTCGATGCCCGCGCGCTACATCTTCCTCGACGAGGTAGACGCCTATCCGGCGTCGGCAGATGAAGAGGGCGACCCGGTCACTCTGGCGGAGGCGCGGACCACCACCTTCTCGCACCGGCGCAAGGTGTTCATGGTCTCGACTCCGACGATCCGGGGGCTGAGCCGGATCGAGCGCGAGTTCGAGGCATCGGACCAGCGCCGGTATTTCGTGCCCTGCCCCCACTGCGGGGCGATGCAATGGCTGCAGTTCGAACGCCTGCGCTGGGACAAAGGACGGCCCGACACGGCGGCCTATCACTGCGAGGGCTGCGAACGCCCCATCGCCGAGCATCACAAGACTCAGATGCTGGAATGCGGGGAGTGGCGCGCGACGGCTGTTTCCGCCGATCCGCATTCCATCGGCTTCCACATCTCGGCGCTCTATTCGCCGCTGGGCTGGAAAAGCTGGCAGCAGATCGCGCGCGAGTGGCTGGCAGCGCAAGGCTCGGAAGAGATGCTGCGCGTCGCGCGCAATACCCTGCTGGGCGAGACATGGGTGGAGTCGGGCGAAGCCCCTGAGTGGCAGCGGCTGGCGGAACGTCGCGAAAGCTACGCGGGCGCGCAGATCCCCGTCGGCGGTCTGTTCCTTACGGCTGGCGTCGATGTGCAGAAGGACCGGATCGAGGTCGATGTCTGGGCCTGGGGTCGAGGTCTGGAAAGCTGGCTGGTCGATCACATCGTCATTGCGGGTGGCCCAGACGATCCGGCCTGCTGGGACAAGCTGACGGCCCTGCTCGGTCGAACATGGACCTGCGCCAATGGGGCGGTGATGGTGATCGGCAAGCTGGCCATCGACACCGGCTATGAAGCCCCGGCGGTTTACGCATGGGCGCGGAAACAGGGCTTCGACCAGGTCGCACCGATCAAGGGCCTCGAAGGCTTCAACCGCGCCACGCCAGTGTCGGGTCCGACCTTTGTGGATGCCACTATCGGCGGCAAGCGTCTGCGCCGCGGGGCGCGGCTGTGGTCGGTGGCCACCGCGACCTTCAAGACTGAGACCTACCGCTTCCTGCGGCTGGAGCGGCCAAGTGACGAAGACCGCGCGCTGGGCGTGCTGGACGCGCCCGGCACGGTGCATCTGCCCGACTGGATCGACACCGAATGGCTGAAGCAACTGGTGGCGGAACAGCTGGTCACCGTGCGCAACAAGCGCGGCTATGCCCACCCTGAATGGCAGAAGATGCGGGAACGCAACGAGGCGCTGGACGCCCGCGTCTACGCGCGGGCGGCAGCATGGATCATGGGCGCGGATCGCTGGGACGAGGCGACTTGGCGGCGGCTTGAAGCACAGGCCGGGGTGGAAACCCGACCGGCGCCCACGCCTGCCGTCGCGACTGAACTTGCAGCGCCCGCCACGCCCAAGGCCGGAACACCGACCACGCCACGGCGCAAACGCCGGGCATATACACCGAACTTCATGAGGGACTGAAATGGATCTGGAACGGATGCGCGCCCTGTTGGCCGCGCTGCAGGAGGCACGTTATGCGGGCGTCCGGTCAGTCAGCTATGACGGCAAATCGATCAACTATGGCTCAGACGCCGAACTGGCGAACGCCATCAGCGATCTGGAAACCAGGATTGCCACGGCCTCCACCGGTACCCCGCGTCGTCGGCGCTGGGGCACTGTCGCGTCAAAAGGTCTGTGATCCATGGCGTTCGAGGCTTTCCGCCAGCGGCTGGGGTCGATCATCGGCGGGTTTGACGCGGCACAGTCGCATCGTCGCCTGCGCGGGTTCCGGGCATCCCGCGCCCATGTGAACACGCTGATCGCAGCCTCGGGCGACACCATCACCGCCCGCGCCCGCTGGCTGGTCCGCAACAACGGCTATGCCGCCAATGCCGTGGAAAGCTTCGCCAGCAATGTCGTTGGCGACGGCATCAAGCCCTCTTCGATCCTCGCGGATGCGGCCAAGAAGGAAGAGCTGCAGGCACTCTGGCTCGCGTGGACTGACGATGCTGACGCCGAAGGGCTAACGGATTTCTACGGGCTGCAGCGGCGCGCGGCGCGCGAGGTCTTCCTGTCGGGCGAGGTCTTCATCCGCATCCGACCGCGCCGGGCCGACGACGGACTGGCGGTGCCGCTGCAACTACAGATGCTGCCCGCCGAGATGCTGCCTCTCGACATGAACCGGACCCTGCCCGGCGCAGGGCTGATCCGGCAGGGCATCGAGTTCGACGGCATCGGCCGTCGCATTGCCTATCACTTCCTGCGTCGCCACCCCGGTGATCTGACCGATCCGGGTCTGGCTGGGGAAACCGTCCGCGTCCCGGCTGGCGATGTGATCCATGTCCTCGACCCCGTCGAGGCTGGCCAGCTGCGCGGCGTGTCGCGGTTTGCAGCCGCCATCGTCAAACTGTTCACGCTGGACCTCTATGACGATGCCGAACTGGAGCGGAAGAAAATCGCGGCGATGTTCGCGATGTTCATCACGTCGCCCGCCCCGGAAACGCCGCTGGAGCCGACCGAGGAGGATCTGGAGGTTGAACCCGGACAGGTGGTGCGGTTGGATCCGGGTGAGGATGTGTCTACCCCGGCCACACCGGACTCGGGCGGCACCTATGAGCCGTTCCAGTATCGCACCCTGCTGCAGATCGCGGCGGCGCTGGGCGTGCCCTACGGCTATCTGACCGGCGACACGGCGAAGGGCAACTTCTCCAACACGCGGATATCCCTTATCGAATTTCGCCGCCGGATCTCGGCCTGGCAGCATGGGGTGCTGGTCTACCAGCTCTGCCGCGCGGTCTGGGTGCGCTGGATGGACACCGCCGTGTTGTCCGGTGCGCTGGACCTGCCCGGCTACGACAGCCAGCGGCGCCAATATCAGGCCTGCGCCTGGTTGCCGACCAAGTGGGACTGGATAGACCCGATGAAGGACGCCTCGGCCGAGATCCTGCAGATCGAGGCGGGCCTGAAGTCTCGGACGCAAGCCTTGGCAGAGCGTGGGTACGACGCCGAGCAGGTGGACCGCGAAATCGCAGCCGAACGCAAACGGGAAGCAGCGCTGGGCCTCGACTTCCGTCGCCCTGGGTCACCCGCGCAAGGGCCGGGTGAAGGCACGGCGAAGGATACGGATCAGGACAGCGCCAACGACGACGAGACCGACAACACCGCCGATGAAAAACCCGACCCCAAGGAGGGCGCATGATGCACCATGCCCAAATCGCCCAGCGCGCCTTCAACACGCCCCTGATGGTCGACCCGGCCAAGGCGCTGGCCTTCCTGTCGGGGCTGGGGCCGCGCATCACCGGGAAGGAAATCACGTTCCAGGGGTTGGCGGTCGACAGCCCCGATCAGGCCACGGCCGCACTTCCCGCCCGCGCCTCTCTGTTCGGGAACGACCTTGCCCAGCGTCATCAGCGCAATGGCACCCAGCCCTTTGCGGTGGTCGATGGCATCGCGGTCATCGAAATCGCCGGAACGCTTGTGCACCGTGGCGCTTGGATCGGGCAATCTTCCGGTCTGACCTCCTATGAGGGGATCGCCGCCCAGCTGCAGGCCGCACTGGCCGATCCCGGCGTGCGTGGCATCGCACTGGACATCGACAGTTTCGGTGGCGAGGTCGCCGGGGCCTTCGATCTGGCCGACCGCATCCGGGCGGCGCGATCGCAAAAGCCGGTCCACGCCTTTGTGGCAGAGCATGCCCTGTCGGCTGGTTATGTCCTCGCCTCTCAGGCCGACCGGATCATCCTGCCCCGCACCGGCGCTGTCGGCAGCATCGGTGTTGTCGCGCTTCACACTGACATGAGCGGCGCCCTCGATCAGAAGGGCATCGCCGTCACGCTAATCCACGCAGGATTGCACAAGGTCGATGCCAATCCCTATCAGCCCCTGCCCGAAGCGGTGCACGACCAGATGCAGCGTGAGTTGGAGGTTGTGCGCTTTCTCTTCGCTGAAACCGTCGCTGCCGGTCGCGGGGACCGGCTGCCACAGGCCGCAGCACTGGCCACCGAAGCTGCGGTCTTCCGCGGGGCCGACGCCATCGCCGCCGGTCTGGCCGACGATCTCGCCGATCCCGTCGCCGCCTTCCACGCCTTCGCCGCCGCGCCTCGCGGCACAACCTCCCCCAGCAGAAAGGGCCCACAGATGACCACCACACCTGAAATTTACGCCGACACGACGGCGCCCCTTGCAACACCGCCAGTCGCGGCTGCGCCAGAGCCGCCAACTGCGGCGGCCAATGTAACGCCAACGACCATGACCGCCGACGCAATTCGCGCCGAGGCCGCCGAGGTGGCGCTGGTTTGTGCGCAGGCCGCCCGGCTGGGCGTGACCATCGACGCGGCCGACGCCGTCACGCGCGGGTTGAAACCCGACGCATTGCGCGCCCGGGTGTTAGCCGATCTCGCCGCCCGCAGCGATGCCGCTGGCATCATCGCTACCGCCCCAGCTGCAGCTGCCGCCAAAGACAGCCCAATCATCGCCGCCGCACGGAAGGCCGCGACCGACGCCAAGCGCTGAACCGGCGCCGCTCCTACCTGCACCACCCCCAACACATGGAGACTGACCAATGCCCGTCCTGACGGAACCGCCCAGCATGGGCGATGTCCTCAAATATGAGGTCAACCCGAACTACACCCGCGAGGTGATCACGCTGCTGATCGGCACCAACTATCCCTCCGGTGCCGTCCTCGGTCGTATTGCCGCCAGTGGCAAATACACGCTGTCTGCTGCGGCTGGGGCCGATGGTGCACAGGTCGCCGTCGCGGTCCTGCTTTACCCCGTGAATGCCACCTTGGCCGACGCCGTTGGCATCGTCGTCGCCCGGGGCCCATCGATCGTGTCACGCGCTGGCCTCGCCTACGAGGGCACAGTCAACGACGCGGCCAAGATCACCGCCAAGATCGCCCAGTTGGCCGCCGTCGGCATCATCGCCCGCGACGGCGTCTGACGCTCGACCCTTGTCGCTTGGCGTCGCCACCTCTTCCCCCTCTTTCCCCCGGAGTACCCAATGACCCTTGTCCGCAATCCCTTTGACGCTGGCGGCTATTCGCTGGCCGAAATGACGCAGGCCATCAACATCCTGCCCAACCTCTACACCCGCCTTGGCCAGATCGGCCTCTTCCGCTTCGAAGGCGTCAGCCAGCGGTCGGTCATCATCGAGCAATACGAGGGTGTGCTGAACCTGCTTCCCTCAGTCCCCCTCGGCGGCCCGGCGACGGTCGGCACCCGGGAAGGCCGCTCCATGCGGTCCTTCGCGCTTCCGTGGATCCCGCATGATGACGTCATCCTGCCGGGTGACATTCAGGGCCAGCCCGCGCTGGGCGTCTTCGATGGTGCCGACCCGCTGGTCGAGGTCATGAACCGCAAGCTGCAGCTGATGCGGCGCAAGCATGCCCAGACCCGCGAATACATGGAGATGAACGCCCTGCGCGGCATCGTGAAGGACGGCGCAGGCACGACCCTCTACAACTACTTCACCGAATTCGGGCTGGCGCAGATCTCGGTGGATTTCCTGCTGGGCACCGCTGGCACCCTCGTCCAAAGCAAGGTGCGCGAGGTTTTGCGGGCAATCGAGGACAACCTCCTCGGCGAAAGCATGTCGGACGTGCATGCCCTCGTCAGCCGCGAGTTCTTCGACAAGCTGATCGCGCATCCAAAGACCGAGGAGGCCTACAAGTTCTACGCCGCCACCGGCGCGCAGCCCCTGCGCCAGGACGTGCGCCGCAACTTCCCCTTCGCGGGCATCGTGTTCGAAGAATACGCGGGCACCGTCACCCTTTCGACCAAGACCACCGAACGGCTGGTTCCGGCCAACGAAGGCATCGCGTTCCCCTTGGGCACGATGGACACCTTCACGACCTACGGCGGCCCGGCCAACCTGCTCGAGGCCGCGAACACGATGGGTCTGCCGCTCTATGCCCGCCAGCACCTCGACGAAAAGGGGCGCTGGATCGACCTCATGACGGAGGCGTCAATTCTGCCGGTGAACAAGCGGCCGCGCATCGCGATCCGCATCCACACCTCGAACTGACGGGCGCCCCCGATGAACGTCTTCGCCGCCGCCATGGACCGGATCTATGCCAACCCGTCCATGGCGGCGGCCGCTGTCTGGATTTCCGCCACCACGTCGGAAGAACGCCCGATCCGCGTCATCCGCCGCGCCCCGGACCGGATCACAGACTTCGGCGCTGGGCGGTTTGTCAGCGACACCGTGATGGTGGATGTGCGCGTGTCCGACCTGCCGGATCCCAGGCCCAGCGATCTGATCGTGATCGGCACCAACAGCTTCACTATTCAGGGGGAGCCAGTGCGCGACCGCGAACGCCTGATCTGGTCGCTGGACCTGCGTCCATCATGAAGTTGAAGATCGCGTTCGACCCCGATCTCGTCGCCCTGATGCAGGCCGAAATCGCCGCCGGTGAAAGGGCGGTGTCCGCCGCCATGCGCGAAGCGGGCACCTCCCTGAAATCCGCTTGGCGCGGTCAGATCACCGGCGCTGGCCTCGGCACCAGGCTGGGCAACTCCATCCGCCTCGCCAGCTTCCCCAAATCCGGCGACAGCCTGAACGCGGCCGCGCTGGTCTGGTCCAACGCGCCGGTGATCATCGGCGCGCATGACACCGGGCCACTGATCCGGTCAATGGACGGGTTCTGGCTGGCGATCCCCACCCCGGCCGCAGGGAAAAGCACCAAGGGAGGCCGGATCACCCCCGGCGAATGGGAGCGCCGCACCGGCCTTCGCCTGCGGTTCATCTACCGCCGCAGGGGGCCCAGCCTACTGGTGGCCGAGGGGCGGCTGAACTCCAAGGGCCGGGCAGTGGCATCGAAATCCAAAACCGGACGCGGGCTGGCGACCGTGCCGATCTTCCTGCTGGTGCCGCAGGTAAAACTCCGAAAGCGGTTGGATCTGGCGCGGGATGCAGAGCGAGCGGTGGACGGCGTGCCGGGGCGCATCGTAGCTAGGGTCAGGACTCGTTGTCACGTCATAGCCAGAACATGACAGTTGCTGCGAGTGCGACGGCAGAAAGGAAGACCTTCGGGCATCGGTCGTATCGGGTAGCGACCCTTCGCCAGTCTTTCAGCCTGCCGAACATGATCTCGATCCTGTTGCGACGTTTGTAGCGTCGCTTGTCGTGTTTGATTGGCTTGCCACGCGACTTCCGGCCTGGGATGCAGGGCTTTATCCCCTTGTCTTTCAATGCTTCTCTGAACCAGTCGGCATCATAGCCCCGGTCGGCCAGCAACCAGTCCGCCGAAGGTAAGCTGCCCAGCAGGGCCGCCGCGCCGGTATAGTCGCTGACCTGGCCTGCGGTCATGAAGAAGCGGATCGGGCGGCCATCGGCATCGGCGACGGCGTGCAGCTTGGTGTTCATGCCGCCTTTGGTTCGGCCGATCAAACGGCCCCTCTGGTCACCGGGTCCCCCTTTTTCGACCGCAGGCCGGTCGCCGTGCGGTGCGCCTTCAGGTAGGTCGCGTCGATCATCACCGTCTTCGGAACAGCGGCCTCAGAAGCCAGGCCGGCCATCATCCGGGCGAAGACCCCCTTGTCGCTCCACCGCTTCCAGCGGTTGTAGAGGGTCTTCGGCGGGCCATACTCCTTGGGCGCATCGCACCACCGCAAGCCATTGCGATTGATGAAGATTATGCCACTCAACACGCGCCGGTCATCAACGCGCGGCTTGCCGTGGCTCTTCGGGAAGAAGGGCTGAAGTCGCGCCATCTGCGCATCGCTCAGCCAGAAAAGATTGCTCATCGGTCAGTCTCCTTGCGGAGGCTGAATCACGCCGCAAGCGCAAGTTCAATGGGTCCTGACCCTAGATGGGTGACAAATTCGGACAGGGCCTGATGCCCGCTTTGCGATGTTCGCTTGATGGTTGAATTGTGCATCGCTAGCCTGATTCCTGAAGTGACCCTATTTCGGAGCAGCCCATGTCGTTGAGGCCATTCGTTTTTGCTATTGCACTGGCTGCGGCCGTTCCGGCCTTGGCGCAAGATGCTTCGCTTTCCACCGAATTGGTCGATATCGAGCGACAGCTTACGGAGATCGAAGCGCAGGCGGCGCGCTACGAGGGCGGCCTGATCCTGACGCTGCTCGATGCGCGCCGGGAAGCACTTCTCCTCGCACGGACCTTGGTTGAGAACCGGATCAATGCGGAAGCGGGTGCTGCCACGGTCGAAGTGACGATCCCGGCTGTCCAACCTGACGACGCGCGGGCAGCACAGATCCTCGGCGAAATGGCTGCCGTTCAGCAGCGTATCGAAGAGGCTGAACGCGAAGCCGCATCCGGCGGCGGGCTGATCCAGGCCCTCGCACTCAGCCGCGCCGAAACCGAAAAGCTCACATTGGCACAATTGCAGATGGGCTATCTGCAGGCGAAATACGGCATCGCATTCCCCGTCATGCTACCTCAGCCTGCGACATCGGCGCCAGCCGCTGCGCCAGCGGCTGAGACCGCGACAACGACGGAGGGGACCGCACAAACAGTCGCTTGGGCGGATTCACGGTTTCCAGCCATCGACTATACTCTAGCTCCGTTCGAACAGGCCAATCGGGATGGGCACCAGATTTCGGGCTGGTGGACCATTGAAGCGTCGCGGGCAGCGGTGGACGACAGCCCACAGATCATCGCGCTGAACCATTCGCAATTCCAGCCCAACAACTTCATGGGCCAGACAGCCCTCGTCGCGCGCTGCATAGAAGGCGAGACAGCTTTGGTCTTCGTCCAGGACGACTTTTTGATGAACGACTACCAGCGCAATTCCTTTGAAATGACGCTCCGCATCGATGATCAGCCATCGCAGCAGGCGCGATGGAACAGTCTGACCACCAATAAAGGGGCTGGCCTCTTTGGACCTGAGGCAGAAACCTTCATCCGCTCGATCTACGACGCAGAGCGTCTCTTCCTTCGGCTTGTCGAGTCCAACGGCCAGCAGCATGACGCACAGTTCGATCTCGCCGGATCGCAGGATGCAATCGAAGCGGTTGCAGGCGCTTGCGGATGGACCACGCTGTCACTGTCCACAGATGACTATCGTGCCATTCAGACCCTCTTGAACGCTGGGGGCTTCGATGTCGGAACTCCTGACGGGCAATGGGGCCCTGCTTCACAAACTGCCATGCGCGCCTATCAAGTTTCGGTCGGACTCCCCGAGACGGGGGCACCCGACCGGGCGACACTGGAAAAGCTCGGCGTCAATTAGTGATGGCTGGCAAGGCGGGTAGGTCGTTCGACATTCTCTACTACGACAGCCTCACCGAAAACTGACAAGATCAAAGGCAGAACCGTGCCCACCACCCGCGAAACCATCCTCGCCGCGCTGCACGCGCGGCTGCAGCCGCTTGCCGCCCTCACTTTGCGTGACGAGGTGCTGCCAGAGCGGATCCCGGCGGCGGGGCTGATCATCCTGCGGGATGGCCAACCGGGCGAACCAGAGGTTACGCTGTCGCCCCTTCGCTATCACTACCAGCACCGCGCCGAACTGGAGGTCGTAGTCCAAGCCCCGAATGGCCGGGCCAGCACCTTTGACACCCTGATCGTCGCCATCGGCGCGGCGATTGAAGCCGACCGCACGCTCGGCGGGCTTTGCGACTGGGTCGAACCCGAACCCCCTGCCTCGGTCGATCTGCCCATCGATGGCGCGGCGGCGCTGAAGGCGGCGGTGATCACCGTCGTGCTACACTATACCGCCACCGGCCCCCTCGCATGACGCCAGCTTCCTTAGGCTGAATGTCCACGACAAGGATGGTATCGGTTAGACATCAGTCTAATCCGTCTGACGATTGGGATTATTGCCGAGCAACCACAGGAGAAGGCAGGCAAGAATAGGCGAGAAGAAGATGCTAAGGAGCACCCAGCCAAAGGCACTGCGGCCTCTCGCTTCTGCCATTCGGGCGGGCAGCAGGATGAAAATCCACAGGGTGAAATACAGGGCGGCCAGCCCAAAAATCAGGAAGAAAAGACCTTCGATCATGGCGCAACCCTGCCCTTATGCGGCGAGTTCTCGATCCGAGCCCATTCAACAGGTGCCATAGAAACCGCGCGAATAGCGGCAATACTCGGATGCAGCGCCTGAGCGGATCATCTCCGCCGCGATATCGCGCCCATCTGGCAGGAAGCACTGCCCGACAAGTCGCCCGTACCGGTCGATATCCACCACACTGCAACTCAGTGTCTTGCCTGAAATCAAACCATGCAAAGTCTCAGTCGCGGCAGAGCCACCTCGCTGGTCCCACTCTGGCGCATCAAGCCCCCAGACACGGATCCGGCGCGACTCGCCACGCAGCGTGAAGGTATCGCCGTCAAGCACCTTGCTGACCCGCGCCTCCAGCGTGTTCGATTGCTGCGCCTGCGCATTCGGCGCGCCGATAAATGCCGACGTGGTGACGACTATCATCAATAGAAATGCCGCACGGCGCAGCTGACGGGTGAAACGGGGATTGAGAAAAGGTCTGATCATTCAGGCAGATGACCCGATTACCTGCCGCTCTGCAAGGCATCCACCGACTGTTTAAACAAGAAAGGAAACCTAACCATGGCACGTGCGCAAGGCGCGCGGGCGCAGATGGCGCTTGCGTATGAAACGGTTTACGGCACCCCGCCGGTGAGTGGGTTCCGATTAATGCCCTTTGCCCGAACGACGTTGGGCTCGGAGCAACCGCTGCTGGAATCCGAACTGCTGGGCTATGGCCGCGATCCGCTGGCCCCGATCAAGGATGCGGTCACTGCCGATGGCGAGGTGGTGATCCCCATCGATGTCGAGGCGTTCGGGTTCTGGCTGAAGGCGGCCTTCGGCCAGCCGGTCACCAGCGGCACCACGCCCAAGACCCACACCTTTCAGTCGGGCAACTGGACGCTGCCCAGCATGGCCATCGAGACAGCTATGCCCGAAGTGCCCCGCTTCGCCATGTATTCGGGCTGCGTGCTGGATCAGCTGACCTGGCAGATGCAGCGGTCCGGCCTGCTGACGGCCACCGCCCGCCTTGTCGCCCAAGGCGAAACCATCGCGGCCGCGACCGCCGCTGGCACGCCGACAGCGCTGGGGCTGCAACGCTTCGGCCATTTCAACGGCACGGTGAAACGCAACGGCAGCAGCTTGGGCAACGTGGTCTCCGCCGAGATCACCTATTCCAACAACCTCGACCGGATCGAAACCATCCGCGGCGATGGGCGTATCGATGGCGCCGACCCCGCCATGGCCGCCCTGTCGGGCCGGATTGAGGTGCGGTTTTCCGACACGACGCTGATCACCCAAGCCATCGACGGCACCCCCTGCGAGCTGGAGTTCAACTACAGCCTCGGGGCCAACGCCAGCTTCACCTTCACTGCCCACGCCGTCTATCTGCCCCGCCCGCGCATTGAAATCGCCGGACCCCAGGGCGTGCAGGCGACCTTCGACTGGATGGCTGCCAAGGCCACCAGCCCTGCCCGCATGTGCACCGCTGTTCTCGTCAACACCCTCGCAGGATACTGATCATGATCCGACTGAACCTGACCGCCACGCCGCAATGGCTGGACCTCGCCCCCGGCCTGCGCCTGCTCGTCGGCCCGCTGACAACTGCCCTGATGGTGTCGGCACGCGCCGATCCGGCCATCGAGGCCTTGCCGGAAGGAGCGACGCAGGAGGCGCTGGCGCTCGCCATGGCGAAGGCCGTCGCCCGGCGCGCTGTTCTGGATTGGGAGGGCGTGGGCGACGATGCCGGGAATGTCGTGCCCGTCACCCCCGAAGGGATCGACGCCCTTCTGGAAATATGGCCCGTCTTCGAGGCTTTCCAGACCATGTATGTCGCCAAGGGCCTGATCCTGGACGCGGAAAAAAACGTCTCCGCGCCCTTGCCGACTGGTCGTTCGGCGGGGGCGACCGGTACTGCGCGGCCTGCGCGGGCCCTTGTCCAAACTGCCCCGCAAGACTGAACCGGCCGCAGACACCCGAGGGATGGCAGGTCTGGGATCTTGTCGGCCGCCTCGGCGGCCAACTCCGCGTGATCCCCGGCGCGGTCCTCGGTTGGGACATGGGCGCGGCGCTCGCCCTAGCACGGGCACTGGGCATCGACGCCCTGATCGCCGCCGAACTGCTCCCCGAGATCGAGGCGGTGATGGTGCGCAAACTAAACGAACAGATGGAAGGAAGCCGCGATGGCTGAAAAAAGGGTCAGCGTCCGCCTCGTGGCGGAAGGCGGCCGCCAGGTGCGCGCCGAGTTGGAAGGCATCGGTGATGCGGGCGCGCGGGGTTTTGGCCGCCTCTCGACCGAGATGGAACTGGCCAACACCCGTCTTGCCAGCTTCGCCCGCAAGGCCGGGATCGCGCTGGCGGCGATCACCGTCGCTGCTGCGGCGGCTGGCGTTGCGATGGTTCGTTCGGGCCTCGAAACCATCGGCGCGCAGGCGGATATGGCGGCATCCCTGAAGACCACGGTCGAAAGCTTGCAGGTGCTGACTTGGGCTGGCGAGTTGGCAGGCGTGTCGATGGGGGAGATCGAGCAGGCAACCAAGAAACTGACGACGCGGTTGTCGGAAGCTGCCGCCGGATCGGGATCGGCAGTCGGGGCCTTGCAGCGGCTGAATCTGACGGCCGCCGAGCTTCAGGCGCTGCCACTCGACCAGCGCATCTTCGCCATTCAGGAAGCCCTGAACCGGTTTGTGCCTGAAGCGGAACGGGCTGCTGTCGCCTCTGATCTCTTCGGCGACAAGGCCGCGCTGGCATTTCTGCGCATCGATCCCGCCACGCTGCGCGAAGCGGCGCAGGATGTGCGCGATTTCGGGGTGGCGGTCAGTGCGGCAGATGCCGCCCAGATCGAACGCACGGGTGATGCCATCGCCAAGCTCAGCCTGATCTGGCTCGGGCTGACCAACCGGTTGACAGCAGCGGTCGCCCCAGCGCTGGAAACCGTCGCCAATGCGCTGGCCGACATGGCACGCAGCACCGGGCCGATCGGCATCGCGATCAACGCCCTCTTCGACAACATCGGCCGCCTGACAACCTATGCCGCAACCTTTGCCACGCTGATGGCCGGGCGCTGGGTAGCAGGACTGGCAGCTGCGGCCCTGTCCGTGCGGGGCCTCGCCACCGGCCTCGTCATCCTGCGCGGGGCGCTGATCCGAACCGGCATCGGCGCACTGATCGTCGGCGCGGGCGAGTTGGTGTTCCAGTTCACCCGGCTCGTTGCAGGTGCGGGCGGGTTTGGCGCGGCGATTGGCCTTCTGAAGGACCTGGCGCTCGAGGTCTGGGACCGCATTGGCCTTGGCGCGGCCTCGGCCTGGTCGAAGATCGAGGCCAGCTGGGCGGGGCTGCAGGCCACGATTTATGGCGCGATGCAGTCTTCGGTCGAAGCGGTGACCGGCTTTGGCAATTCGGCCGCAGGCATCTTCAAGGGTGCCTACGATGCGGTTAAGGCGATCTGGGGCCAGCTGCCGGGTGCGATTGGTGATTTCGCGTTCCAGGCCGCCAACGGGTTGATCGGCGGTGTCGAGGCCATGCTGAACGGCGTCGTCACCCGGATCAACAATTTCATCAACGGTCTGAACGCTGCGCTGGACCTCCTGCCCGACTGGGCTGTCGGCGAAGGTGGGGTGCGGATCGGCACGCTCGATCCCGTTGCGCTGGGCCGGATCGACAATCCCTTTGCCGGATCTGCCGCTGCGGCCGGAACTGCCGCCGCCGAAGCCTTCTCCGCCGCGATGGCGCAAACTTATGTCACCACGCCCGATCTCGGGCTGACCGGAATGGCCGAAGAGGCCACCGCCCGGGCCGAGGCCTATCGCGAGGCTTCCGGCATGCTGGCCGACGCAGCTACCCGTCCGATGCAAAGCTGGCAGGCGCTGAAGGATGCTGTCTCCGGGGCGGGCAGTGATGGCGAGGCAGCGCTGGACGGGGCCACAGAGGCCGCCGACCGGTTGGACGAGTCGATTACCGAGGCCGGGCGCGCCGCCGGTGGCGCCGGGGCCGCTGCTGCCGCCGGGGCCGAGGTGGCCAAGACCGGATGGGAGGCGGCCGTGGCCACGCTCGCCGACTACGCTGCAAAGGCGCGCGACATTGGTGGCGATATCGGCAATGCGCTGGTTTCTGCCTTTACCTCGGCCGAGAATGCCGTGGGCGAGTTCGTGAAAACCGGCAAACTCGACTTCCGCGATCTGGTCACATCGATGATCGCCGATCTGGCCAAGCTGGCAGCCCGGCGCTTCATCCTCGGCCCGATTGCCAATGCGCTGTCGGGCGCGCTGGGCGGTGCGGGTGGCATCTTCGCCAACATTCTCCACGCGGGCGGCATGGTCGGATCGCCAGGCCCGGGTCGGATGGTCCCGGCCATGGCATTCGCCGGTGCCCCGCGGATGCATTCGGGTGGCTGGGCCGGGATCAAGCCCGACGAGGTTCCGGCGATCCTGCAACGAGGGGAGCGGGTTCTGTCACGCCGCGAGGCGGCCGGATATGGCCAAGGGCAAGGCGCGGCCCCGAACGTTTCTGTCACCATCATGGCCCGCGACGCCGAAAGCTTCCGGCAATCGCGCACGCAGGTCGCAGCCGATATCGCCCGGGCCGTGTCCCTCGGCCGGAGGGGCATGTGATGGCGTTCCATGAAGTCAGGTTCCCCGACAACATCAGCCGCGGCGCGCGCGGCGGGCCGGAACGGCGCACGCAAGTGGTCGAACTGGCCTCTGGCGACGAAGAACGCAACGCCAGCTGGGCCGACAGTCGCCGTCGCTATGATGTGGCCTATGGCATCCGCCGTGCCGATGATCTCGCAGCGGTGGTTGCCTTCTTCGAGGCCCGCAACGGCCGCCTGCATGGGTTCCGCTACAAGGACTGGGCCGACTACAAATCTGCCCTGCCGTCGCAGGCAATCACCGCGACCGACCACCAGATCGGAACCGGGACCGGCAGCCTACAAACCTTCCAGCTGTCGAAACGCTATACCTCCGGCGCGCAGACTTGGGTGCGGGCCATCACCAAACCGGTGGCCGGGACCGTCCGCGTGGCGCTGGGCATGGTGGAACAGATATCGGGCTGGACGCTCGATGCCACTACCGGCGTCATCACCTTCACCACCGCCCCTGCGGGTGGCGTCATCGTCCGCGCTGGCTTCGAATTCGATGTGCCGGTGCGCTTCGACAGCGACACCCTCGATGTGACACTCGATTTTGAACGGCTCGGCTCGATCACCGCCATTCCCTTGCTGGAGATTCGCAGATGAAAAACCTCTCGCCAGCGCTGCAGGCCCATCTTGATGACGGCACCACGTCCTTGTCCTGGTGCTGGCGGATCAGCCGCGCCGACGGTGTGGCGCTGGGCTTCACCGATCATGATCGTCCGCTTGCCTTCGATGGCACCGCGTTTGAACCTGAAAGCGGGTTTGCAGCCTCGGAGATCCGCGCCGGGTCCGACCTCGCTGTCGATGCGCAGGATGCGACCGGCGTTCTGACCTCTGACCGGATCACGGAAACCGACATCCTTGATGGGCGCTGGGACAATGCGGCTGTCGAGCTGTGGCGGGTCAATTGGGCTGACACCAGCCAGCGCGTGCTTTTGCGCCGAGGTGCGGTTGGGCAAATCCGGCGCGGCCGCATGGCCTTTGTCGCGGAAGTCCGGTCGCTCGCGCATGTGCTGGGTCAGACTGTCGGTCGGACGTTTCAGGCGGGATGCGATGCTGCACTTGGCGATGCGCGCTGCGGCATTGATCTGGAAAACGCCATCTACAAGGGCACTGGTGTCGTCACCGACATTTTGCGCGACAGGGCCTTCATGGCCTCTGGGCTGTCAGGGTTCGACGCAGGCTGGTTCACGTCTGGCACCTTAACCTGGACCAGCGGCGCAAATGCCGGGCGGGTCACTGAAGTGTTGGCGCATGGTGTGGATGGCAGTATCGCGACGTTGACCTTGCTGGAGGCACCGGTGCGCGCCATCGCCGAGGGCGACAGCTTCATCGCCCGGGCGGGTTGCGACAAGCGGATCGCCACTTGCAGCGCCAAGTTCGCGAATGTCGCCAACTTCCGGGGCTTTCCCAACATCCCCGGCCAGGATGCCGTGCTGCGCTACGCGAGCCAGGACGGCGGTCATGAAGGAAACGTGCTGTGAACTGCGCTGATCCTGCCTTGGTCATCGCCACCGCCCGCAGCTGGCTTGGCACGCCCTACCACGATCAGGCCAGCCTCAAGGGGGTCGGCTGCGATTGCCTCGGCCTCGCACGCGGCGTCTGGCGCGAGGTGGTCGGGAATGAACCGTTCCCCATTCCACCCTACAGTCGGGACTGGGGCGAGACTGGCCCAAGAGAAGTTCTGGCAGAAGGCGCGCACGCGATGATGTTGGAAATCGCTCCCACGGAGGCCCTTCCCGGCGCGCTGATCCTGTTCCGCATGGCCCCGCGCGCCATCGCCAAGCATGTCGGGATCCTGACTTCACCCGACCGCTTCATCCATGCCTACGAGCGTCTGGGCGTCGTCGAGGAAATCCTGACACCAACGTGGGCGCGAAAGATCGCCTTCGCCTTCCTGTTTCCGCACCCCAGCAGCATCTGAGATTTTCATCATGGCGACTTTGGTTCTCGGCGCCGTTGGCTCCGCGATTGGCGGCGCATTTGGCGGGGCCATCCTCGGCTTTTCCGGCGCGGCCATCGGTGGCTTCATCGGCTCCACCATCGGATCGGTGGTCGACAACTGGATCGTCTCGTCCCTCGCACCCGCCCAAAGGATCGAGGGCGCGCGGCTGGACAGTCTGCGCATCACATCTTCGACCGAAGGCGCCGTGATCCCGCGCCTGTTCGGCCGGATGCGCATCGGCGGCAACATCATCTGGGCGACAGACTTCCGCGAAGAGGTCAACACGACAAGCCAAGGCGGCGGCAAGGGCAGCGGGCCAAAGGTTACCACCACCGAATATCTTTACTATGCCAGCTTCGCCGTCGCGCTGTGCGAAGGAGAGATCACGGGCATTGGTCGGGTCTGGGCGGATGGCAAGCCGATGGACATGACCGGCGTGACCTGGCGCTGGTATCCGGGTGACGAAGCCCAAACCCCCGATCCGTTCATCTTGGCAACGATGGGCGCGTCCAGCACCCCCGCCTACCGTGGCACCGCCTATGTGGTGTTCGAGGAATTGAACCTCAGCGCCTTTGGCAACCGCCTGCCGCAGATCAGTTTCGAGGTGTTTCGCCCGCTGGCGGATGCCGACACCGCCGAAGGGTTGGTGAAGGCCGTGACGATGATCCCGGCCTCGGGCGAATTCACCTATGCAACCGCACCGGTCAAGAAGACCACCGGCTCCGGGGGCGCGACCGTGGCCGAAAACCTGAACGCGATCACCGACACCGCCGACATCGTGGTGGCGCTGGACCGGCTGCAATCTTTGGCCCCCGCAGTGGAAAGCGTGAGCCTCGTGGTGGCATGGTTCGGTGATGACCTGCGCGCCGGGAACTGCAAGGTTCGCCCCGGCGTAGAGGTGGCCACCAAGACCACGACGCCCTCGGCCTGGATGGTGAATGGCGTCAGCCGTGCCGATGCGTTTCTGGTCAGCCGTGATGCCGAGGATCGTCCTGTCTATGGTGGCACGCCTGCGGATTTCGCGGTGGTGCAGGCCATTCAGGAGATGAAGGCGCGCGGGCTGCGTGTGACATTCTATCCCTTCCTGCTGCTGGACGTGCCGCCTGGCAACACAAAGCCCAATCCCTACAGCGCCAATGCGGCTACCGCTGGCCAGCCGACATTCCCTTGGCGGGGGCGGATCACCTGTTCCCCGGCGGCGGGCTTTACAGGATCGGTCGACAAGACTGCGACAGCGGCAACGCAGGTTGCAGCTCTGTTCGGCATGGCAACGCCCGCCAACTTCAGCGTGTCGGGCACCAATGTCAGCTGGACCGGGCCAGTCGGCGAATGGTCGCTGCGCCGGATGATCCTGCACTATGCGCATCTGTGCAAAGCCGCCGGGGGCGTGGACGCCTTCCTGATTGGCTCCGAAATGCCCGGCCTCACCACCATCCGCTCGGGTGCCAACACTTATCCTGCAGTGACTGCCTTCAAGTCCCTCGCGGCAGATGTGCGTGCAATCCTCGGCGCTGGGCCGAAGATCGGGTATGCCGCCGATTGGTCGGAATACTTCGGTCACCACCCTGCCGATGGGTCGGGCGACGTGTATTTCCACCTCGACCCGCTCTGGTCGGACGCCAACATCAACTTCATCGGCATCGACAACTACATGCCGCTGTCAGACTGGCGTGACGGGTTCGATCATGCCGATGCGAGCCTGGCCCCGGCGATCTATGACCGGACGCATCTGCAATCCAACATCACCGGCGGCGAAGGGTTCGACTGGTTCTATGCCAGCCCGGCTGCCCGGACAGCGCAAACCCGGACGCCGATCACCGATGGCGCCGCTGCCAAGCCTTGGGTCTTTCGCTTCAAGGATCTGCGCGCCTGGTGGCAAAACCCGCACTTCAACCGACCCGGTGGGGTGGAGAACGGCTCGCCGACCGCGTGGGTGCCGCAGTCAAAGCCGATCTGGTTTACGGAGCTGGGGTGCCCGGCAATTGACCGCGGCACCAACCAGCCCAACGTGTTCTTCGATCCGAAGTCGTCGGAGAGCTTCACGCCCTATTTCTCGCGCGGCTGGCGCGACGACGCGATCCAGCGGGCCTATCTCGAGGCGACCTATCTTTTCTGGGGTGCCGCAGCCAACAACCCAGTGTCCTCGGTTTACAGCAACCGGATGGTCCATGTGCCCGAATGCGCTGCATGGACCTGGGATGCTCGGCCCTATCCGTTCTTTCCAGAACTGACCGATGTCTGGACCGATGGCCCGAACTGGCGTCTGGGCCACTGGCTGACCGGGCGGCTGGGCGCGGTGTCGCTGGCGGCGCTGGTGCGGCACCTCTGCTTGCGCGCCGGGATGCCGGAAGAGCTGATCGACGTCTCCGGCCTTTGGGGCGCGGTCGAGGGCTACGTCATTTCGGCGCTGGAAGCCCCGCGTGCGTCGATTTCCACGCTGGCGCGGCATTTCGGGTTCGATGCTGTCGAGAGCGAGGGGCGCATCCGCTTCCTGATGCGCGGCCGCATAGCCGGTCTGACCATCACGCCCGACAGCTTGGTCGCGCCCGCCTCTGCACAGGGCGACGTGATGGAACTGACCCGCTCGCAGGAAACCGAACTGCCGCAGGCGCTGAAATGGCAGGTCGCCCGCGCCGACGAGGATTATGACGCGGCGCAGGTCGAGGCGCGGCGCATCACCGTCGACACCACCCGCATCGCCTCGGAAAGCTTCCCGATGGCCATTCCGCCCGAGGAAGCCGAACACCGCTGCCGCCGCGCGCTGATGGAGGCATGGGTTGGCCGGGAAAGTGCGGTGTTCAGACTTCCACCGTCGCGCCTGGCGCTGGATCCCTGCGATGTGATCCTGCTCGACCATGATGACCGCCTGACGGAAATGCGTCTGGTGTCCATCGCGGACTCCGACCTGCGCAGCGTCGATGCAGTCCGGCAGGACCGCGCGGTCTACGATCTGCCGCCCGGCGAACCGCGCCCTGCGTCCTTGTCGACGCCCACCGTGTTTGGCACGCCGGATGTGATCCTGCTGGACCTGCCCCAACTGCGCGAGGATCAACCTGCGCATCGGCCCATGATCGCGGCGCATGCCAAGCCGTGGCCCGGCGAAATCGCCACCTACCGCAGTGCAGCGACAGATGGTTTTGCCCTGCTGACCACCTTCAGCTCGCGGGCACGGATGGGGGTGCTGGTGGCGGACTTCTTTGCAGGGCCGGTGTCACGCTGCGATCTGGGCAATGCGCTGGTGGTCGATCTCTATTCCGGCACGCTGGAAAGCGTCACAGACATCACGCTGCTGGGTGGGGCCAATGCGCTTGCGGTCGAAACCGGCACTGGGCAATGGGAAATCGTCCAGGCGGGCGCGGCCGAATTGATCGCGCCCGGCCGCTATCGGCTGACCCGCCTGCTGCGAGGTCAGCGAGGCACCGAAGAGGCTATGATCAGCATAGTGCCGACTGGCGCACGGGTGGTTGTGCTGGATACGGCGGTGGCCTCATTGCCCATTTCCGAAGCCGATCTGGGTCTGCCATGGAACTGGCGCATCGGCCCGGCATCGCGCCCGGCCAGCGACGAAACCTTTGTTGCCACCACCTTCACGCCCGAGGGCGCTGGACTGCGGCCGTTTTCGGTGGCCCATGTCGAGCAACCATGGCGCATCGCCCGCAGCCCGGGCGATCTGACCATCCGCTGGACGCGGCGGTCCCGGTCGCTGGCTGCTGACACTTGGGGCGCGGGCGACGTGCCTTTGGCCGAGGACAGTGAGGCTTACGCGGTCGACATTCTGGACGGGTCAGTCGTCAAGCGATCCTTGACCACTGGCACGACCAGCGCTCTCTACACCGCCGCCCAGCAGACCGCCGATTGGGGCGCACCCCTCGGCCCCGGCCAATCCCTCGCCATCCGCATCTACCAGCTCTCTGCCTTGATCGGCCGGGGCGCTGGGCGATCCGTCACGCTCACATTCTGAAAGCAGGATCATGTCTGACATCACTACCCATCTCCTGCTGCCCTATATCCTGGCATCGCAGGCCCAGAAGCATGTCACCCATAACGAGGCGCTGCGCCTGCTGGATGCGATGGTTCAGCTGTCAGTGCTGGATCGCAACCGCACCACGCCGCCCGCCAGCCCGACCGATGGCGCCCGGCATATTGTGGCATCGGGCGCGACAAGTCTTTGGTCGGGTTGGGATCTGAATATCGCCTTCTGGGTCGATGGGGTCTGGATGCGGCTGGTCCCGCGCCCCGGCTGGTTAGCTTGGATCGCCGCAGAACAGACCTTTGTCGTCTGGAACGGGTCGGCCTGGGATCTGGTCGGCGAACCGGTGGATGTGTCAGACGCCGTCTTCAGCCTCGTCAATGACGCAGACCCGACCAAGAAGGCGCTGTTCTCGCTGTCCGGGATTACGACCGGCACGACCCGGACGTTCGCGTTGCCGAATACCTCGTCGGAACTGGCGATCCTTGCGGGCACGCAGACCTTCACCGGCAACAAGACCTTCTCCGGTTCGCTGACGGCGTCTGGTGCCGTGTCCATCACCGGCACGCTGACCGCCTCTGGCACGGTCACGGTTTCCGCGGCGGCGGCCTCGATCGGCACCGCCATCACGGCCGCGACCTATGGGATGGGCACGGGGGTCAATCCGACCGGCGTGACCAAGACTCTGAACCTTGGCACCGGCGGCGCGTCTGGATCGACCACCGTCATCAACATCGGCTCGGCGACCGCAGGCGCTGGCGGCACCACGGTCGTGAACACGCCCACGGTGACTTTCGCCAATGCCGTCACGCAGGTCGGCATGCCGCAGGCAAACCTGACGGCGCAGCTTTTGGGCCTCGGTGGCGCGACGGCCGACAGCTTCAACCGCCTGTCGATGAACACGCCCGCCGTGCTCTTGAACAACGCCGGGGCCGGGATCGAAGCCACCGTCAACAAGGCGGCGGCCGGGAACGATGCGGCCTTCGCCTTCAAGACCGGGTTCTCGGTTCGGGCGCTGATCGGCCTTCTGGGCAACGACAACTTCAGCTTCAAGGTCAGCCCGAATGGGTCGACGTTCTTTGATGCCATCTTGATAGACCGCACCAATGGCCAAGTCGAACTGCCCCAGCCCACCGTCCTGCCGGGTCTGAATGCGGCCCCGGCCCCGCCGCCCTCGGGCAAGACCTCGGTCTACGCGCGCAACCGTGCGGGGGCGCCGTGGATCGACGTGATGCGTCCCTCCGGCCGGGACTTCCCTTTGCAGCCGCATTTCGGGGTGAACCGGATCGCCAACTGGTCACCGTCGATCACGACCACGATCACTACTGAGGGTCTGCCCATCACCAACGTCGGCACCGTGTCGCACCCCACATTGGCCGCCACCAACCTCGCGGCCTCCATGCGGCGCTGGCGTCTGACCTCGGCTGCCGTGGTGGATTCAGTCGCCGAACAACGCTCGGCTGGCTGGGCCTGCTGGCGTGGCAATGCCTCAGGGCTTGGTGGCTGGACCTTCGTCACCCGGCTCTCTCTGACGACCTTGCAAGCGACCGGCATGGGTTTTTTCGGCATTTATGGCTCCATCGCTGCGCTGGCCACGACGCTGACGCTGGCTGCGGTGATCAACGCGGTCGGGATCGGTTTCCAGCGAGGCACCCATGCCAACTGGCAGTTGGTCACAAACGATGGCAGCGGCGCGCCGACTTTGACCGACATGGGTGCGCCCTTTGCCATCGCGCTGGGCGGCGTGCTGACCCTGTTCATCGCGGCCCCGCCGAACGGCAGTTCCGTCTGGGTGCGGGCGGTCAACGAGGTCACTGGTGCGGTCTTTGAGCAGGAGATCACCGCCGACCTGCCCGCCAACACGCAATTCCTCTCGCCGCGCCTCTACCTGAACACCGGCGCGACAGCCGCCGCCGTCGCCTACGACTGCGCAGGCCTCTATCTCGAAACGGACTATTGAAGGGATCATCATGACCGAACGCACCACCATCCTGCAGGAGGTCGGCCAAGCCTTCCGCGAAAACGGACTGACTGCCGCCATCACCGCGTTGGTTGGAGGCAGTCTTGCCATCGCCGCCACCGTCACCCGCAAGGCATTCACCAACGAGGCGATGCTGGAACGCCTCGACCGGGAACTGCACCTCGAACGCGAGCGCACCGACAAGCAGCGCGCCGATGACCGCAAGGCCGATGCCGACCGGCTGGAACGGATCGAAACCGACATCCGCGCCATGCGGGACGTGATGTTCGAGGCCTTCCAGCGCGGCCGCACCGACTGATCATCACCGAACCACCACGTCGACCCACCCTACCCGCCCCAGAGGCGGGTTTTGCATTTCTGGAGACCTACCATGCCGACGACGACCTATGCCCATTTCCGCGACGTGCCTGAATCTGCCTGGCGTTGGCCCAGCTTTTCCCCGGCCGAGATCGCCTGCCGCGGCACCGCCGCGATCAAGATCAACACCGAAGCCATGGACAAGCTGCAAGCCCTGCGCAACCGCCTCGGCAAACCGTTGATCGTCCGCTCCGCCTATCGCAGCCCGAGCCACAACCGCGCTGTCGGAGGGGCCCCGGCCTCCAAGCACATGCTGGGCACGGCGTTTGATATCGCCATGTCGAACCACGACCCGGTCACCTTTGCCGAAGCCGCTCGGGCCGTGGGTTTCCTTGGTTTTGGTACCTATCCGCGCTCGGGTTTCATGCACATCGACCTCGGGCCTGCGCGGTCTTGGGGTGAACCTTTCGCTCCCCGTGCGACGCCCTTCGTGCCGGAGGTGCCCCCTGCCCGCGAGGTGCTGGCCGACAGCCGCACCCTGAAAGGCGGAGGGGCGGCAGGCATCGCGACCGTCGGTGCAGCGGGCGTCGAAGTGGCGCAAGACGTGCTGGCAGAAACCCAATCGGCCATCCTGCCCCTGGTGCCGTATCTCGATACCCTGCGCTGGGTCTTCATCGCTGTGGCGCTGATCGGCATCGCCGTCGCGATCCATGCCCGGATCGACGACTGGAAACGAGGCCAGCGCTGATGGGCTGGATCACCGCAATCTCCGCCAGCGGCCCGGCACGCAAAGTGCTGGGCCTTTTGCTGGCCGCCCTCGCCATCACCCTGTTCCTGCTTAACCTCCGCCGCGCCGGTGAACGCGCCGGTCGGCTGGCTGAGCGGCTTTCAACATCGGAGAGAACCCATGAAATTCAACGTCAAATGCTGGACGCCGCCAGCGACCGCCCCGCTGATCGCGATGCTCTGGTTAAGCGCCTGCGGGATGGCCGGTTCTGA